TTCTGCAATTTTCTGATTTAACTCAATGTTTTTTTCCATAGATTGGTTAACTTCTTCTTTTAACTTCTCTATTTCAGCAGCTTGAGATTCAATCACATCATACTTCTCTTGTGGAACATTGATGTAGTGAGATTCAAATAGAGATTTAAGACCACCGATAAAATCTTCAGTAATCTCAGCTCTTAAGCCTTTTTCTATTGCTAATTCGTTTTCTTTCATCCACTCCTCAACAACATAGTTTAGGTAAGCGTCAACTTTTTCTACGATTTCTGATTTAGTTTCTTCAACTTTTTCATTAACCTTAGTTTCGTATTCGCTCTCTAAATTTTCTATTTCTTCAACGAGTTTTGCTTTGATAGAAGCTTCAAATATAGTAGCAGCTTTTGCTTTAAACTCTTCCGAAAGGTCTTCACCTTCAGTTAGAGCAGCAACATCTTCTTTCATGTCCATATCTTTAACTTTATCTTTAGCAGTTTCTTTTTTAACTTCTTTTTCTTTATCAGCTACTTCAGAAACTTCTTTTTTCTTCTCATCATCTTTATCAGCAACTTCTTTGACTTCTTTTTCTTTGTCTTTTTCAGCTACTTCTTTCATATCTTCTTTATCTTTAGAAGCTTTCATCATTTCTTTTTTGTCTTTTTTCTCGTCTTCGTCAGCAGTTTCCTTAACATCTTTCTTCTCGTCTTCTTTATTTTCAGACTTGTCGTTTTTCTTGTCAAGGTATTTTTTAAGACCTGCAGGCATTTCGCCTTCTTTCATATCTTCTTTATCTTTAGAAGCTTTCATCATCTCGTCTTTTTTCTTTTCGTCTTCTTTATCTGCTACTTCTTTTACTTCTTCTTTTTCTTTTTCGTCTTTTTTCTCGTCAGCTTCGTTGGCATTGCTATATGATTTTTTAGGATCTGCCTCGGCTTTAAGAGATTGCATTGCGTCAGCTGCTCCTGCACTTTTTTGTTGTGGGTCACCTGTAATGTGGTTAACCCCTTGTGCGAAATCTACTTTTGCGTCTGTCGGTGAAGTAACTGCTTTACTCATAACTTGTTGTACAGTTGCTTGTAATGACTTTGCTGGTTCAGCTGGAGCTGCGTTTTTTGTTGGCAAATCTGCCACAGTATTGTCAGCCATCGTTCTATCTCCTCAATAGTTTTTCTTGTTGTTGTAAAATAAATGCACCACTCCTCTCGGAATGAGTCAATTACTATTTATAAAATTACAGCTTTTTAAGAAAAGATTCAAATACCTGAGCATTTTTATTTGCTCTTGCCATTCTCTCTTTACTTTCTACTTGTAACTTTAATTCGTTTACTTCTTGCTCTTTCAAAACGCCATTATTCCAAACCCACTCTTTGCCTTCCATAATGCCTTCTACGAAAGCGTCTGGAGCGCTGGGGTCTGCGACTATATCAGCCGCGGTTGCAAGATAAAAATCGTCTTTGACTATGTTAGCACCACCTACGTTTGCAAGTGTGCCCATTCCTCTACTTGAAACACCTAATTTTGCACCCTCGTCAATTAAACTTTTCACTATTTTTCCATATGGGGTATCTAAAATTCGTGCTTCACCTATAAAATTTGCGCCTTCAGGATATAGAGCCTTAATCATGTGCGAAACTCTTTCTAAATTTACTGTCGGGCCATCAGGATGACCAAGTTCGCCGAATGCTCTGCTTTTATTGATGAACTCTCTATTATATCTAAACACTTCTTTTTGAAGTATCTCTTTAGGATAGACTCTTCCATTCCTATTTTTCACATCGGATTGCATGAATATACCTTTGATAGAATAGTTTTTTTTACCATTCTTTTGTTCTACAATATATTCTGCGTTTGATATTTCTTCGGTAATTAATTTCATTTGTATCTATCTCTATTTCTCTTTATTATTTATACAAATAACTATCTGAAAACCACTAAAATCGTGTAATTATCACCAATTGCGAAATTCTTTGTTGATAGTAAAACATCACCTGTTGGTGTTGTTGCGTTGTTAGCTATCTCATTACCATCGGCACGTAAGTCCCAAAAACCTTGACCAGACAATAAAACTGCCGTTGCATTATCTGTACCATCCCATATCAACTCTACTGCTGATTTAGGATTAGCAGTGTTTATTGAATAAAAGATTTTTGATATTTTACGATTACCGTCTTCAGTCATAAAAGTTGTTTCGCTAGCGTCAACTTTTTTAACTAAAGTTTCACCTGTACCGTCAGAAAAATTAGTTATCTTAACGGCAAACTTTACGCCTGTCGTATCTGTTAATGTTTGTGTAGATACTGTATCAGCCATGTTAGTGACCTACGCCTACAGCACTAGCACTTACGTTACCACTTGATGAAATTGTATGTTTAGCATGTTTTTCAATTGTGATTTCATCTCCAGCAGTATGTAACAAAGTCGTACCTAAAACTGTACTACCATCTTTTACTGTAATAGTATTTGTACCAGCAGTAGCGACTATTCTTACAAAGTGAGCATTACCGATAGTATTATCTGATAATGTACCTGCGACTAGCGCTCCTTTTAGTATAATTGTTGCCATCTTTATCTCCTTAAAATTGTTAACGTTTCTTTATCAAAGTAATTCATTAAATTTTGTTTGCTGACACCGAATTGTTTTGCAGCGTTATTAACATTCTTCTCAAAGTTTGCAATAACGTCACCGTCTTTGTCAGCCATTCTAAACACCATATCAACAGCACGCTTCATTTTAGGCGTGAGTTTGTTATACTGCCTAGTACGTTTATAATCGTTTACTTCAGTTATATTATCTTTTATAAAATTACTGAGCCACTTCATCACTTGACGCCTCTGGTGTTGCAGGAGTTTCAGCACTTATATCATTACCACTAAACACGTTTGCTTCTGGAGCGTCTGCGCCTTGTTGTCCTGTAAATGCCGATCTTGCCACATCAGTTTTTGCGTCATCTAAGGCTGCACTAACTTTATCAGCAAGAGCATTTTTTAAATCATCTCCTGCCTGTTTAGCGTCACCTTGTTGTAACGAATTAACAAATTTTCCTATATTCTCTTTACTCATTATTTATCTCCTAATGTCGGTTTTTCTTCTTTACCACCATCCTCTTCTTCTCTAGGACTAATGGCGTTTTGTTCTGGCGCTTGTTCAGCACCTTCTTCTTCAATTTGTTTGTCAATTTCTTCTTGTTCTTGTTCATTTTGTTTTAATATTTTTGTTCTAATGTAATCATTTGAGAAATACTTACCAACATAACCTTCTAGTTGTTGAGCAAGTTGTACTCTTTCTCTCATCATTTCACTATGTTTTAATTCAGCAAAGTAACCATCTTGTAAGAAAGTATATGTAATATCTCCCATCATTGAATCCCATTCTTCAGGTGCAATAACACCTTTTAGAATTAATTGTGTCTTCAATAGATCATGGAATAACATTGTAAATTTCTTTCTTAAACGACCTACAAATTTAGTAAATTTAACTTCATCTCTACTAATTTCTGCAGCTCTACCAAGATTGAAACCTTGACCACCTTCTAATCTACTAATAGGTATATTAAGTGAACGATATAGTTTCTTTTGGAAGTATTCTATATCTTGTATTTCACCTAAGTTTTGACCACCAGGTAATGTAGTAATTTCAGTTCCTCTCCCACCTTCTCTACGAGGTAACCAAAAGTCTTCTAACATACTCATATAGTTTCTGTCATCTCTTATTTCACCTGTAGAAGCGTCATAGACAAGTTTGTTTCTATATCTTGCCATAACATCTCTTAAATATTGTTCAGCCTTGATTTTAGGTAAGTTACCTACATCAATATAGAATATTCTTCTTTCTGGTGCACGAGCAATTCTGTATATTACAACAGCGTCTTCAATCATTCTTAATTGATTGACAGGTTTAATTGCTTTGTGTAAATATGATAAAACTTGATTTTGTTGTTGATCTACTAATCCTGATGGACAGTAAGAAATAGCGTCTGTTGCTATTCTCAACCCACCTGCGTTAGATGTAGCAGTCGGATGTATTCCTCTTTCGTTGAATATATAATATTCTTGGAATTTGTTTTCAAAAGCAAATGAAGATGGCATACCATCTGTTCTTTGTTTTCTTATTTCTCTAATCTTTTTAATTTTTCTAGGATCAATATATCTTACTTCAGTTATTCCTAGTCTTGGACTTTCTTTATCAATGATCTTATGGTAATATACTCTACCATCTACATACCATCTTCTAAAAATGTCGTGGCCTTTTATATCAAAGTTTAATAACTTTAAAACTTCAGTAAAAGACTCTCTAATTTTCTTTTTAATTGAGTCACTATACTCAATCTTACTTAAATCTACTTGTACAGATTGTTGATTTTCGTTAGATACAATTGCCTCTGATACTATATCCTCAATTGCGAGATCACACTCGGGATGGAGTGATACCTCTCTATATCTTCTTATTAAATCTAATTCGTTACGAGCAGTAACATCAAACCCACCATAAGACGCAAAAAACCCACCAGCGGGGACGGTTTGTGTACCGTCTTCCGCTTGAGGTGGAACTATATTTTGTCTTGGATCGGTTGAGGGACCTTTCAGTCGCTCTATTTTAAACCCAAACAGTTCAGCCATAATTTAGTTTCTCCTATTACTAATACTTATAATGGTATTAAGTAGTAGTATTTGTTTCAAAGTATTGGTATCTATGTGTGGCAGTAAAACTCTCTACGGAGTTGTTATCACCATACGATAGAGCAATATCATCCAGAGTTGTTGGAAACATTCCTCTGAATGTGTATGATTTAATCACGTTACCATTTCGGTCTAACTGATCAACAAATGCGTCAACTTGATAATCAACAGGATTTACTAATCCTTCGTTATCTGACATATTGTTAATACCGTTTAACCATCTTTCGTATGCGTTTCTGATTAAGAAGTTTGTATCATTTAAGATAGTTGTAGTCCATGTAGCAAATGATCTGTCACCTGCAACATATAACTCCCTACCTCTAAATGGTATCGCAACTTCCGTTACAGTCATACCAGGTAAAGATGTTGATGTACATAAGAAAGACATGTTTTCAGTCTCCCCACCTACAGCAGCATAACCTGGAAAAGGCATTGTTACTCTGAATTGATTGGCACGAGCACCACCGCCTCTTAACTTAGCTTTAAAGTCATTTATATTTGGCATGTGTTTATCCTCCTACCACTTCTTCAAATGCAACGCCTGATCTTGTTGCAACGAATTGTAAAGTTATAAAGTTGATTGATCTATTTGGTTTAACAAATATATCTGCTCTAAACTCATTTCTATCAACGACAAGGTCTGGAGAGTTGTTTGTTTCATCACAAACTACTGAAAAGTCTGTAATACCTCTTCTACCTTGTACATCTCTTAGGAATGGTTCAACTATGTTTCTAAATTGAGCTCTTGTAAACTCGTCATTAAATTCAAATAATTGAAATTTAGAAGCAGTTGATATTGCCTTCTCCAAAGTAATGAACAATCTTCTTACGTTTATTCTATCAAATGCACTCGGCGTTGATAAACCAGTTTTATCACCAAACAAGATAGTACCTTGTCCTGGCATTGTAACAACTGGATTAACTCTAGCTCTGTACAATTCATCTCTTTGTGTCTTGTTAGGATTGTAAGCAAGTTTAACTACACCTCTTAATACTCCTCTGTTGAAACCAGCAGGTGAGAACCAAGAATCTGCGATTAAGTCTGTTCTTGCAGCCAATCCAGCAGTATCTCCGTTAAGAGGTACATATCTGAACACGTCATTGTATTTGTCGTATGTATATTTGTAACCACTATCAAATACTATGTATGAAGATGATCTAATACCATCAAAGAAACCTTTAACGTTACTTGTCTGTGTAGTAGAGTTTGTAACATTAACAACGTCTGATCTTTCAGGAGAAGCAAATACTACTGCGTCTTTTCTGTTTTCAGCAATTGTTATTAAGTTGTCTATGTGTGTAGCGTCACCTGCACCAGCAATGATTAAGTTAACATCAACTGTATCACCGTCAGCATATTTTTCGTATGCAGTTTTTAATTCTGCGTTTGAAGCAGCAGAACCATCAGCACCACTTATTAGTGATCTAGTAAATGGTAATGATAAAGCAGTGAATGTTGTACCAGTAGCAGTAGAACCCCAATTTGATCCTGTTGCAACATGGTCCATCCAGTAAATGTATTGTGATTTATTATAGATTACGTCAGCGTAATAGTTTGAGTCACCTTGTGATGTTTTAGCGTCTGAAGCTTTAGATACGTTTGAATAAACTTCTAATACTTCACCAGCGTTACCAGTGATACCACCATCTTCGTCAATTACTACAATGTGTAATTCATCTCCTGAGCCTGATCTACTTGATGTGTAAGTTGAAGTACCTGGAGCAACATCTACTAAATCGTAGTATCTCCATCTTCTTCTTACAGCAGCACCGTTTGCTACAGCAGTATGTAAACCACCTGTACCTGAAGGATGTCTTACGAAAGTTAAAGTAGCAGAATTAACTGCTGTTACTCTATATTCGTGTCCACCAGCTTCAGCAAAGTTAACAATATCACCAACTGCAAAGTCTGAGCCTGAAGCTAAAACGATTGTTGTATCTCCAACTGCTGTTGAAGCGTCATCTACTGTTGTTTTTGCAGCCATCTCATATGCCGCTGCACTTGGACATACTGATACTGACAATGAATTACCCCATGCGCCTGCTGTTCTAGCGGCCCATTCGCCAACGTTAGCAGAACCTGTGTTGTAAGGTCCTGTTGTACCGTCACCGTTTTGGTAATGATCTGTATTTTTTATTTGTAAAGCAGTTCCAGATACTACTGCGTTTTTACTACCAGAATTTGCCGTACGTACAACTCTTAAACTTGATGAGTATTGCAAGAAACTTGCAGCACTAAAAAAGTATTCAAAAGTAGTAGAGTCAGGTTTACCAAACGTTTCAACCAATTCTTTTTCTGAACTAATAGATGTTACTTCATCCATAGGTCCTTGACTGAATTGTCCTGCAACAGCACCGATCGTAGTTGCTACTGCTGGTATTACGTTTGTTAGATCCCTCTCTTGTACGAGAACACCTGGTGAAACTTGAAATGCCATATGTTTGTTCTCCTTATTATTAGCTAATAGGTATCATTAATCTCGTTTATATTTATAATATATCACCTTTTCGTACGGTCACTGGCGTCCATCGTTCACCAGAATCGTCCTGAAAACTCTCGTCTTCTACACCATCATTCATAAACCCAAATGGTGCCATGTCTTGTTCTATTGCGTTTTGTTGTTCAGCATACATTCTAGCACGTACATCTTGGTCTGTCATCTCTTTAAAATATCTTTGATTAGTTATCCATGCAAATATAACGCAACACATAACTAAATCGTCATTAGAACCTTCTTCGGCCTGCCATCCACTACCACGTCTTACAAATGTTGATAACTCTTGTATTGTATGAAAATCATTTATCAATATCTTGTCGCCTTCTAACAATGACTTTAAGTTAGAACAACCTATACGTTTTACTTGTTTAGTCATACGTACACCTAATTGTGTACCTCTCTTACTGAAACCACCACCTAATATCTGACCTGCTCTACCTTTCATCATACACATTAATAAGTTTGTGTATTCTAATTCAAACTGTAAAGCGTCTGCTATTTGATGACCTATATCATTTACTTCAATACATATATGA